GCTGCTGCATTTCTAGAAGGTTGGTTTCTAAAACGTCCGTGAGGACAAATACGATATTGGTTATCGTATTCAGTTTGTCTGTTCCTTGCATGATCGTGTATTTTTTTTACAATTATTCTATTTGAGATAGGGGGATTACTGAAATAATAATCCCCTGTTTGTAGACTATTTTATTTTTATTAATTCGCTGTGTATTAGATTAATTGTGTCTACATCATTCTTGAAGCATTCAAGCGTTTCTTCATTGACACATGAAGCATAGTTAAACAAAATCTGTACAAGTTCGTCCGCAAGTTCTTTCGGAGAGATGAACTCGTTGAAGAATGAGTTCAATGAAGTTAGATCGTAATCTTTGTCAGTTTGCATAAGGCAGTTCCTCCATGGTTGAAAGACCAAGTAAACTCATAAGCTCATCAGCTGTCTTCAAAAACCATTCAGGTGATGGGAATGAAGCGTCTTTGTGCTGGTGCATCTTCCCATACTTCTCGCCTTTTTTTGTTATAACCCATTGGAGAACATCTTTCCCCTTACTTATACTGTATCTTGATACCTGTTCTACTAATCCGGCTTCAAGCAGTCTTTTGTTCCCTTCTATTCCGCTCATATACTTTCCCTTCTTATTCAAGATTCTTTTCTTTTTGAAGAGTTCCGATATGGGGAGTGCCGCTTCCTCATCAACAAATTCGGGTAATGGTAATCCGAGAGGGTCTGCAATCTTTTGAAGCATACCTAAAGTGGAATGATTGTCAAGGCTTAGAAGCTTCTTTGTTTCCTTTACCCATGTGAGCTGGTCTTTCAGAACTAATGACTGTTTGGAGTTACTATTTCCCCCGATTGCTTTATTGGTGGCAATCTTTTCGCAAATGATAAAGTAAGAACGGGCTTCTTTCCCTTTCTGTGTTCTTTCTACCATAGATAGCTCTTTTGCCATATCAATGGAAAGAGCGTATTCTATCTTATTGTTTCCTCCCCAACTCGCTCCATAATTTTGTGGAGCAAGAATTTGGTAATCTTGGTTCTCTATAAATCCGTATTGTTCGATACGGTTTTTAATCCAAGTCGAAAAATCTTGCTTACTTTCTAAGAAAGCATGTAAGTCACGTGCATTAACGGCTCTTTGTCCGTTGGTCTCTCTGATAGGGAGTAGTTCTCCCAAATTGTTGTTTTCTGCCATAATGATGAACGATTTTATTGGCATTTTAGGATAGAGAAACGGCTATCCACTTCCCGTCGTTCATCACCATACAGGCTGTGGGTGCATTAACACTCCACACGGGGTTAGATAGCCGCAATATATGTAGCAGCGTTGCAGACATAAAAAATGCCCACTGAATAGCGAGCCTCACTCGCCTGTATGTATGATGAACGCTGCAAATATACACTCATTTTCTGAAATGCCAAAATATATTCCGTTTTTTTATTTGACTTTATTTTCTCTGCTTGTTTGTACAACCTATTTTAGAGCCGTACAATGAATTTTCTTACATGAAAGCATCAATTACAAGCTTTCTTATTGAAATTCTTGTCACAGGGCTGGGAATGCGGTCTATCGTCCTCTTTCTTCGCCCTATCAATCCATCTTTGAAACTTGGCAGCTACAAGAGGACAGTGTATGCGCAGGTTTCTGTCGCGTTCCGCTTCCCATTCACGTATCTTTGTCTGCATCTCGATATTCATAATTTTCTCCTATTTCGTTATAATTCTTTTTTTTGAAAACTATTGCATATTTGCCCATATCTGTCACAGGCACACACTCTATGTCCTTTAGCCTTACAATACGCAGAATTGTCCCCGAAGTTCGAAGCATTCTTGCAATTCCGGCATTTTACATATACGGATTCCGGTTTGACTTTCTTTGCCATACTGTCAGTATTTTCACGGCTTCCTCGTCCCCGGATTCCGCCCGACGTTTCAATTCGTTGTACAAAGTCAAAGAAGAATATCCTTCAGGTGGAATAAATTTTCTGTTCTCTATTTCATCCTGCACCCTTTTTCGGTTTATCGCGTCCAGCTCATAATTCCTTTCGGAATTGAACTCCTTGAAGAAAGCATTGCCTATTCTTCTGGCATCGAAAGACGCGAATGAATTGTCATACTTCCCGGCCTTGTAGCGTGCGAAAAACAGCATCAGTTCGGAAAGCTTGTAAGCCTTGGCCTGTGAGGCAAAGGATTGGCAAAAGATTCTTATCCCGTCGGCAACGCCTTTTTCCTTGCTGTTGGAAGCCCCGAATATGCCGGACACCTGTATGTCGATCCAGTATTCGGAAGAGCCACAGCCGTAAAGCGCATCATACTGCATCAGTGAAGGGCAATCTGCCATATAAGCCCTTTCCGGGTTTTGAAGGGCATATCCCCACTGGACCGGTGAAAATACTCTTTCAACCTCAGAACGGTCTTTCCATTTGGTCAGCCAAGCCTTCTTCGAGGTCTCGCTTATGTTGTTGTAGCAAGCTAAGAGCGTAGGCGTTAGCTTCCTGTTTGTCTGTATAATTGCGCCTATTGTTGTTTCCATTGTTCCGTTGTTTTTCAAGTTCAATTTTCAGCCATCGGGCAAAATGCGATTTTGCATCTTGGGGTGATTTAACAGTTTCTCCCTCGTTTTGGAGCTTCATAAAGAACTTCTCCAAATAATCATAAAAATCAGGAGGCGCGAAATCCTTATATCCACATAAACGAGTATTCATGCAGACAGCTTCCATCCATGAACTATTCGACTTCAATTCTTCATAGCACTCATCCAACCCTCTTTCAAAAATCCCAGTCGGAATTTCTTCATACGCGCGCGGGGGAGAGAGATAATTATCTTTGTCTTTATCTTTGTCTAATGCGCGTACATTATACTGTAAGGGCTTAGGTACTACTTTAGGTTCATGGTTAGGTATAAGGTTAGGTACTACTTTAGGTTCAACTTTAGGTGTCAAATTTTGATAGCTAATCTGATACCTTGTTTTATCCCGTTGTCCTTTTCCGCCTGATTTGAATGTGATAAGACCCGCCTGAACTAATCTGTTACGTGCTGATTTCATTGAGTTGACCGACACTCCCACGTCAGATGATACCTTTGTATCACTACGCGTCCAGCTATCCACCCAGCCTAAACGATTCGCTGTTTTTAGCAAGTAAAAATAAAGCCTCGTTTCACAGCAGGTAAATTCCCAGTCTTCGTCAAGAGACCAAAACCAATTAATCAGTTCTATATAAGTCATATATCTTTCAAATAATTATCCACCACTTTAATAAACTCGTCTAATGACCGAACAACGATGTATTTGTTACCATTTGCCTCACATTCCTTTTGCCATTCTTTTTGGACCGGTCTTTGGTATTCTCCCGGCTTTTTCATTTCCACACACAAAGCTCCATAGAAACGATTGCTCTTAAGAAGTATCAGGTCTGCGACTCCGGGAAGCATACCTTCATCTTTCATATAAGCTCCGTTCCTTGCAGAACGTCTTGCCGCATTAGGAACAGCAAACAGCATATTTCTGAGATGGGGATATTTTAAACGGAAATATCTAACACAAGAACATTGTATTTTATGCTCTTCATTTTTGGGCTTACTACGGCTGCTTGCCACACAAGCCTTGGATTTCATCTCTTCGTATGTCATAATTATTATTTGTTTATGTAGTACGGCATTATTTAAATCCCCATTCTTCCATGTAGTCAATGTTTTCAGGAAATCCTTCTACCAATATAGGGCTGAGGAATATCTTATCACTTTTTAAATTTGATCCTCCCCATTCGGTGGGTGGACACTTTTCATATTCTTCTTTAGAAACTTCACTTACACAAAAATGTGTCTGAAAGCCATATCCTTGTACACTTACTCCTAAATAACCGAATTTACGTAATGCCCACTCAAAAGCAATATCTCTATAAAAGTAATGTTTGGAGAATACTGCTACATATATCTTATGTGTAAAATTCCCTGTTTCTGTCAAATCCGGATTACATCTGATACAGAAATATTTAATACGTGAAAGTATTTTTTTGCAAAATTCTCATATTTTTCACAATCCTCTTTTGAAAGAAACTCCTCCCCATCATATGCGATGTAAACAGTCTTAGTAATTTCTTTTGTTTCCATGTTATTCTTTTAATTAAAGCCCCGAAGCGTATTCTCCGGGGCACAACCATTATTTACTAACCCTTGCCATTGATGTGTGGCTCACATTTATGAGGGATAAGCAGGAGTCGAACCTACACAAGTATCGTCTGATTTCTCGCTTTCGTCCGTAGATTGGCTATCCTACGATCTTTAAACTACTCAACAAATGTATTACTCTCAGCTACGGTCTTGATGACTTCCATTTCTATGTACACTTGAAATTTCCATTCATTTAGTCTTAGCACCCTATGACCATTTTATCCCATGTTTGCCCACCCTATCTTCACAGACCGGGAAGGCATAAAGTTTATAAGAAAATAAATCTAAAATTATCCTCACCGTTAGGTTCTTCGCCCGGCATATCATTACCGAAATCCATCGGAATGAACCAATCTGAAATAAACTCTTCCATAACTAAATCAAATCAATTATTTTGGTTTTAACAATCGCATCCAATCTCATATCAGACAAACCTTGTGAAAGGTGTTGTTCCATCAAAGTGTTTGCCTCCTTTAAATCCTTTGCGCAAACCAAATTATAGTATTTCAATTCTTTCTCATTGCCGTTCTCATCAATCTGAGTATCTACAATGGTAGCCTTGAAGAATGGCTTGTCTTCTGTCTTTTCGTTGATTATCTCAATGATGTTTGAACGTGAAATGGAGAAGACATCAGATTCCATATTATCGGATGCGTACTGTTCAAGCCCTTTGGCTTCCGCTTCTGCAAAAAGTGAGCAGTCTGTAATGAAGTGTTCTTTTACTTCTTTTTCAAGACCGTCCTTGTTAGGTTTCATCACCTTTAACTTTACCTCGTAATACATATCATTCCTCCTTTGTCTTGTTACGTTCCTTAATCATTGCATCAGCTATTTGGTAAGCTGATTTAGCCTGTCCTTTATAGTAGTAGTTTGTAACACTAACTTCTTTGGACGGGAAAAACAATGTGACAATCCTGTTCCATAAAGTTCTCCTGCGTTTTGCTGTCATCATCATGCACTTCATTGCTTCAAGCGCAATATGATCGCGCGAAATATTCGATTCCATAATTTTATTGCTTTAATTGATTAATAATTTGTCTTTTGATTTTCTTGTACAGCTTCCCGACAAAACGTCCATGCTTCTCTGTTCCGTCATCGGGCAACTCGTTTTTATAAATATGAAGAAGTAACTGGATGAGAAGCACTTCTTGTTTTGTCAAAGTAAGTTTCATGATAATAACCTAAAGGAGCGATTCTATATCGCAAAGTTCAGCATATATCAACATCAGCCATACTATTATTTGTAACAGGATAGCCATATAATTATCACTGTCATTCTTATAAAACAATATCAAGAAAGATATTGCCATAATGATAAAGGCACTAATTCGTATAATCATTGTTTCAGATATGAAATTTGTTTTGTTCGACCTCTATCTCCATCAACTGAATCAAACGTTCTTCGTCTGGAGATGGGATATATATGCCACATTGGGCACTCGAAAAATTCCGAAACCGCTCAATAGTTAGGCTCATCTCCGCGCTGTCAAGATCAGAAGAACTTCGTAGATACTTTATCCGACCCAAAAACTTGTCTTCTCTCTCACGGACGAAAGTGTCTTTGTTGCAGAGAATCTTGTAATAGTTCCGCTTTACATATTCCATCGTTTCACCGATTTGGCAACCGAAATAAGCAAGGCAGACATGAAGGTATTTGTTCTGATTTAAAGATCTTTGCGGTTTCTTTTCCGTCAATTCAAACACCTTCTGTTCCTTTATCAACTTCTCCAGCTTCGCTCTTGCCTGCTGGACGTGGAGAGGATTAGAGCCATCGTACTTCATCAGAATGGCAAATCTAAATCATCATCCGACACGCTTGGTGCATTATTTATATCCTCTGGGGTGGGTGATGTATTCTGAGGTACAAACTCTTTGAAATCTCCAAAAATATATTGCACTCCTTCTACCCGTTCCTCTCTTTTAGGAGAACAAGTGATGAAATGCGTATGCCCGAACTGGGATTTCTCTTTGCGCTCGATAACAGCCACATTCACATAGATTCTTTCAACTCCGTCTTTACACTTAATTTTCTTCATCTGCTCACGAGGTATATCAGAGAGACAGATAGAACCACTTAAAATTGCCATAATTATATTGTTTTTAATGTTACACTTCCAACTACTGGAATCTCTTTTAAATATTTCTTATACAAATCAGGATAATCTTTCTCAAACGCCTTCTTGTCGAAATCCTTTCTGATAGTGTCCTTTTTGCGAGTAAATGATATGATATCACCTTTCCAACTATATTCACCGGCTTCTACCATAGCCATCATAACGCCATCAGTTATTTCTTTCTTTTTATCGGACCAATATTTTGCCTGTGATACAATTTCCTGTATTGTCCTCTCCATCTTTCGGTACTCGCCAGGAAGAGTAACAGGGGATATGGAATAGGGATTCACAAACTGTCTGCCTTCCGAATCACATTTCAACAGATTTATTACAATTTCTGATGGTATTCTCTCGACTTCTACTATTTCATGGTTTTTACCTCTCAACCATATACCTATAAGCCTTACCGCATTGCATCCTGGATTCTGCAACTCAAAAAAGTATGCATATATACTCAACTGCCATCTTACGGATTCCTTGTCAAGCACGTAAGTGGTCTTTATATCTCCCAAAGTAAAATCAGTTTCATTTTCGCGATAAACCTTGTCGATACAGCTTGCATAGTGCTCATTGTCAGATACAAGATATTCGGAACATTCGTACTTCAATCCCCAATCATCTTTCAGTTCCTTGTATCCTTGTGCTTCATCGCTGTCATGAGTTATCCCCATATCATCGACAAGTTCGCAGATACTATGGATCATAGTACCTCTTTCAGCCGCTTTCCTTAACACGTCTTCGGGGACATCACGGTATTTATCGGGGAAAAGCTGTCTGCCTATCACGGAAGTAATACCACTTAGTTCCTTATCCCCTAGCATATAAGTATGTTCATCGGGATTGAAAACAACTTGTGATTTGATTAGTTTCATTTCAGTTCTCCTTTCCTTCTTGTCACCGCTTCAACAAAACGTTTGTCACTCTGTAATTCCTTATAATTTCCCCATACTACCTGTAATGTCTCGATTGACAGGCTTGATCTTACTTCCTGCAATGCCATCGCAAGGAAATCCGTTTCCTCAGGTGTTGTACTATCAGGGTCCTTTTGCTCTTCTGTAGGAATCAGGAACAATTGGAGCAAAGAATATTTCAACGCTATGCTCATTGCTTTATTCATTCCTTTATCGCCTGCGTCCATTGCTTCACCCACATTTACAGTTTCCACAAAGCTGCCATCAGTGGTCATATACCTAAACTTTATCGTAGCCCTTGTAAATGTGTTCGTACCGCCGGATTTCGTTATCCTGTTCTCCGTTGTGAAGTTCTGCACTTCCTGTAGTATGAACACCTCATTTTTTGAGAATAATTCATGAAGTTCGTTCATAACGTTGTCAATCCCACGGAATTTGAATCCCTGTTGCTGGTTCTTCTCCGATTTGGTGATAGCCTTTGTCTCTTTGAGGATATTGGCTATCTTACTGTATATTAACTGTTCACTCATTATAAAATTATTATTTACCAACACAAAGAAGGCAGGTCCGCAGTCCTTACAAAGTTCCGCTTCCTGCCATGATATCTCTCCGATTCTTCAAGTTCGTTTTCAAGAGAATCGATTTCTTCATTAAGCAAGGATATATATTTACCTTTACAGTCAGCATTGAATGTGAGCCTTACCGATTCCTCACTCATTGACTGGACTATATCAAGCTCTGAATAAAGTTTTTCCAATTCATCGCTTATCTGGCTTATAGTTCTCATACCTTTTCAAGATATTGGATCGGCAACGAGCATACACCTTTCATATTAGGATATTTGACATCAGCATATCCGTTAGCGATATAAACTATTGTACCTGTCAACGTATCACCTATCTCACGTACTTTATCACCTTTCTTCATAACCATTTATTTTAAGTTTATCTAATTATTGTGGCAATGGTTTCCAAAAATCAATGTCCCATGCCCGGTTAGTATTTCCACATATCCAAATGTTCTTCTTATGCTCACTATCGAATACCAACATCCCGGTATTCACAAATTTCCCGGAACTCTTTACAAGCACTCTTGTGTCTAATGGTGGAGGATCTTTTTCTGCATTCCTCCATTTCATGGATTCCAAAACAAATTGAGCACCTTTCTCAAAATCCACTGATGCTGTCTTTTTATGGGTAAGCCCTCGTATACCATCCGCATACTCCTTGGCTTTCATTTTTATAATATCTTTATTCATGATAACTTAACTTGTTTCCAATTAAAAAGCTCCTGCTATCTTCACAGACTACAGGAGCAAAACCTAAACGACTTAATCTATCACTTATGATAACTTACAGCCACCGTCAGCGGAATCGGACCGCCATACTATCCGTTAAATGAAAGTAGAGATTAGAACAGATAATTATTTATGTTTATTACCTTAGACAGTACCAACCATGGACGGTGAAATTCCGTACCTATATTCACATACAGGCACGGACAGACAACATTAACTTTATGAAATAACAAAAAAACTAGATGAAAAAATCATTCATATTCCTTTAACTCTCTGTATGTCATTACCACCAATCTCACACAAAATAATGAGATAATGGAAAATATAATCACCGATACGGATTTTATAGGACTTTCCGTAACTATCGCACCATAAATCATTCCTAAAGAACATAGTGCGGCAAATATAGACAGGATAAAATTAGCTGTTTTCATAATACGCATTTTTATATTGTTCCCCTCAACGGCTTAAACCGGTTGTTACCCCGAATCTTACGGGAGGGGATATATTAGACCTTCCGGCGGTACTTGTGCCCAACCAAGTTTACTTAATGCACTAAGGACAAATCGGTGCACCGAAAGTATGTTCAATCAATTATTATAGACCCTCAATACGTCACGGCATCCCTGCTGGTATTGACTCCTATAATCAGTCCGTTTGTCTGCATTATATGGCTTATGAGTTACACCATATAAACATTTACAATGTGTGAAAGAACTTTGAACAGTTCCCCTCAACGGCTTAAACCGGTTGTTACCCCGAATCTTACAGGAGGGGATATATTTATTTGTCTGCTGAGATACAAGCCAATTGTTTCTTTAGATAACTTATACGATCACATTCCATATCACATATTTGACTACCTTGTTTTTGGTTGTGAGGATAATGCTTACATTTCCCCCTTTGAAAACAAGGACATAACTGCCGGTACACTATCACAGTTCTTTCTTCTATCTCCTTGCATGCAATACTAATAGCTTCCAGCGCGTCAGCTTTAAAAATCAACGGTTCTACCGGATTACCAAGCTGGTAGCATTTATTATTTATAAAATCGGTTGCTTTGCTCATTTTTTATTTATCTAATAAGTATTTATTTACATCTTGTTTAGAGAAATACAACAGTTTGCCCTTTTTAGTATATGGGATAGTACCATCATGAACGCGTTTTCTTAAAGCCCCTTGAGATATTCCTAGATATTCTGCGCATCTAGCAGAATTCATTACAGAATCATTCTGTTTTCCCGTCACTTCTGCAAATCTTTCCGTGAGCATATTCATTTCTGTTCTTGTCATCATAACCTTTGAATATTTATATTTTCACTCTGATAATGGATTCTGCACCACCATAATTCTTTATCGCCTCTTCCCTTATTCTTACTGCAAGTTCAGTGTTGATAATGTACTTTAATGCTCTGCGTACTGTTTCACCGCTAACCCCGAAATGAGATGCGATGTGTTTCTGTGCACCTTGTGGAACGATTATCCGTGGGATTTCTTTGGTTCTTCCTATTTTATTCATATATTTGTATATTAATTATTGCCGTTGCGAAATAAAACTGTATTCAGTTCGTTTTCACATTGCAAAGATAGTATCCATTAATGATACCACAAAAGATTAAAGTATCTTTTTATGATACTATTTGCTATTTATACATTATTCTAAATAACGCGATATATAAAATACTGAATATAAGAAAGATAAGATTACGCAATAAAAAAAGGAGGTAATATGATTGACATTCAACATTCAAACGAACGCAACTTTTGTGGGGCTATAACTCCTAAGGAAAAGGATAAAATAATGAAAGCGATCCTTGATATGGCGGCTCATGAAAGAAAAACATTCTGTTTTACTCCTAATGATGTTCCCAATTTAAAAATTAATGGGAAACAATTTGAAATGGTGATTATGGACTTCTTTGAAAAAGGATACATAATAAAAGAAAATATTTCTCAATATTGGGATTGTAGTGATATATATCCTACTTGCAAGCTATATGAAATAGCCCAATTCGGAGGATTCAAAGCCGCGTATGAAATAAAGAAAGCTAATATTCAAAAAATGAGCTTGGAACTTGAACTAATGGGGAAAAAACTAGAAAGTGATTTCCCCGAAGAGGCTAACAAATGTATTGAGTTTGCACAAACAATTGCATCATTGTTTGTTTCGCTGAATAGTATAATTGGGATGATAGATACTACTCCCGAATAAGCCATACTCCAACTCCGTATAGATAGTACGGTTATCCGGAAAGCATTGACGGGTTTTGGTTTCATATAATATCTCGCCTGTTACCCTGTCTGTGATAGTCCTTATCCAATACTTATCCTTACGGAATAAAGATATATTCAAGCTGTAACGGAAGCCCGGATCTACACGAACCTCGTTTTCATTCATGTAGTCCACGACTTTAGTAATACAGTCGGAGATTTCGGGAGGAAATTTACCTTGCTCAGAAGCACCTAAAAGGAACTTTATTACATTCCCATCGCTTAGTTTGGAAATGTTTTGCAAAAGATCTGAATTGAACTCTTTATTCATAAATATAAAATTAAAAAAGAGAACCCACGTTACTGCAACCAACGCGAATCCTCTTTTGATATATTAAACACCATGCCAGGTAAGTTTAAACATTTGCACGTAACAGTTGCAGTGTTACAACGCAAATATAGTATCCTTTAATGATACTACCTAATAATATCTATATAATATGGATGCTTTTAACGTTTATACAAGTAGATTCTTAGAAGTTATAGATTCTCTAAAAATCAGTGACTATCAAGTATGGAACAATTTGGAATCATTGTCTAAAGGGACAATGTCTAAAATTAGATGTGGCAGAGTTGGGGTTTCAATGAATGTTTTATACGAATTTTGTAATAAATACAATGTTAATGCAAATTATATTCTTACAGGAGAGGGTGAGATGCTTAAATCTGAGCCAGCATCATCCGATTCAGAATCAAAAACTAATAAAACATCCGCACCGTACCAAATTGAAACAAAAAATATTAACATAGATTTACATGGAGAACAAATAGACAGCAAAAGGACCATCGAAGTCCTTATAAAAGTAATAGAAACATACCAAACACGTATGGATGATTTACTAAATGTTATCGAAGTGCTTAAAAATGAAAACACCGATTTGAAAGAACAGTTACAAAAACCAAATGTAAGCTAAACAAATGAACATCTTATCATGTTTTTTAAGGAGATTAAAAACCTTAGATATGAACAATGATATAATACGCAAATTAGAAGACATTGCCATTAAGATGAACAACCAACATGATAGATTAGAAAGACTTATTTTCGGAGTTGAGTTAAATCTAATTACGTGCAATAAAATAGAGCCAGAAAAGAATAATATTCATAAGACGATTAGTCTTAATAAAAAATAGATATTATGGGAAAAACGTTATTAGTCTTATGTCTAATGCTAAGTTTATTGTCTTCATGTTCGGATGACAAAGAACAATACGTATCATTTAAACAATCAAAACTAGAAGTGAATTTCAAAGGCGGTTCGTTTATTATAGATGTTTCCGCAAACTGCAATTGGAATTTTGGACCAAGACCTAATTTAGGCTGGATTAATGAAAAGAAAATTAATGAAAGACAAATTGAATTGTATATAGAAGAAAATGACACCTATGAGGATAGAGAATATTCTGTTACTATAGTCAGCGAAGACAGTAATTGCAGTGCTAAATTAAATATTATCCAAAGAGAAAATAAGGGAATAATATCCAATGACGAAAAAGATATATTATTATCTTCAGATAGCGGATCTTTTGATATTAATATAAAATCTAATACAGATAATATTGAGATAGAAACTCCTCTATGGATTTCCTATGTATCATCTAAATCGCTCTCTTCCTTCACTTATCATTTTTCATACCAAAACAATACATCACAAAAAAGATATGGAGAAATTATATTTAAAACTGAAAATGAAGATTTAAAATTTAATGTAATTCAGAAAGCAATCCCTATACTAGCTAAAAATGTACAAATACCTAACTTTCAACCCTTAATAAAAGGTAAACAAACTGTTTATTATGATATAGATTGCTATCCTGCAAATTCTGATTTAGATTTGATATTTTTTTCTTCTAGTAATACAAATATTTGTAAGACAAAAATTGAAAATGGAAAGTTAATGATTGATTTTTTAGATTATGGAGAAAGTATAGTTTCATGCTATGTAAATGGCAAAAAAAAATGTTCGTATAATGTAAAATGTGTAGATACTGATACTCCATTTACTTTTAAATGTGATGAAGATATTACAGAATACTCTTTTTATTCTTATATTTGGTTCGTAACAAATAAAGATTGGGAATACATAGATATATCAGTATCAGACGAGGATTTAATATATGAATATTTCCCTAAAGGAAGATATGAAGCCCGTGGGAAAACAGGAACAGCCATAATCACAGCCGAATACATATTGACTGGAGAAAAAATAAATTTAAACATAAATATTGTTCCATTTATTCTAAAAGCTAATATACTTAAATTTAGGAGTACTGACAATGGAGCTTATTTTACAATTGTTGCAAGTGCTAGAAATAACAACACGGCTTTACAGCACAAAACATATATCATTAAAGACAAGAACAATTCAATTGTAGACAACAACCAAGGTATAGTAGACGGATATTATAAATATACATCCCCAGAAATATTTATAGAAAACAAGAATAATATTTCCAATATTATTGAATTAATAAGAGGATATACAATTACAGTAAATGCTGAAGTAATTTTAAATAACCCTGATGGTGGATTGAAAGGAGAATATTTCAATTTAACCAAAGAGATAGATACCTCTATCATTGGTGATATAGAACAATAATTATTATTAATATGGTGAAAAACAATGTAAATAGAAAATGTGATATGCTACATTATTTTGTTAATAACAGACATAAATCTTAACTAAAACGGTATTTATTGGTATCACAAAAACATAAAAAAAGCCCTCTATAGGGCTCAGAAACGCGTTGAATATTTTTACCGTGTGATACCAATGGCAAAAAATAACGCTTAATCGGTTGATTATAAATAATTTGTTAGATTCCCGGTTTCGGCTCAAGGGGGTTCAAAATGCCCCCTTTTTTTATTTTACGCCAATAGGCTATAAATCAATATCTTACAAACCTAATCGACTGATCTTCAACGTGTTTAAGTAATCTTACTAATGATTACTGCCGTTACTGTGCATTACTTATCATTACACTGTTGAACTATTTGTGATACCAATTTGTTCCTGGTATCACAGCTGGTATCACACTTGGTATCACATTTACCATAATTAACAAATTATAAACTAAAAAGAAACAGTATGGAAACATGGAAAATCAAGCCGGTATTCGACAGAAAAAAGAAAGCAACACCGGAGAAATCAGCTAAGGTTGAAATTGAAATTAAATTCTCACGTACAGAAAGGAAATGGATCTCAACAGACATTGAACTGTATTCAAACCAATGGGATGGAGAATTTGTGGTACGTCACGCTAAATTCAAACAATTAAATAAAGCAATAACCCAATATGTAAAAAAGTTTGATGATATTATCAAAAATATAAGAAAAGAAGGAAAAGACATCAATCTAAAAAACTTTAATATTTTTTATAACGAAAAACACGTAAAGTCTAAATCGTCATTTTTAGATTTCGCTTATGACGAGTTACAAAGAAGGGATCTTAAATGGTCAACCAAACGAGCGCACCTTATAGCACTGGAAGCTCTAAAACGCTCCGGAGTAATTAAAACATTTGACGATATCACTCCTGAAAATATAGCTTTATTTGACAGGTTTATAAGAAGAGAAGATCCAACAAGAGGACAGACAACAATACATGGATACCATAAGAGAATAAAACCTTATATTAATGAAGCGCTTCGGCTTGGACTTATCGAGGACACACCTTACAGGGTATTCAAAGATAAACATGGTAGATATAAAACAAGACAGCCTCTCACAATGGACGAACTGCAATCTATCCGCAATATAGAGTTGAATGATCGACAATTACAAAAAGTACGTGACCAGTTTATATTTCAATGCTATACCGGCTTATCATGGGTTGACTTATACATGTTTGATTATGACAGATGTACTGTAGAACATAACGGAGTTGCATATATAGACGGAGAACGTATCAAGACCGGAACCAAATTTTACACACCTATACTTACTCCAGCAATGGAAATATTAAAAAAATACGATTATAAATTTACAGTCCCTACTGTACAGTCATTTAACAGAAGCCTTAAAATCATAGCTGAACTTATCGGCTTAAAAAAGCCCTTAACCAGTCACATAGCCCGGCATACATTCGCTACCACTGTTGTTTTAGCAAATGACGTACCTATCGAAACGTTGTCTAAGATGCTAGGGCACACAAAGGTTTCAGTCACACAAGTTTATGCAAAAATTCTAAATAGTTCAGTAGAAAAACATGCGGAAAAATTAAACAGTATTATATAAATCCATCCGTTGTGCTTATGAGTTATCGCTTTTAGTTCATAGGCACAACGATATCACCCTTGCCAACACGACAAGAGGTATCAGCCTGTATATCCACCTCTCTATACGTTCCATCGCATTACAGCAAGTAAACGACAGAAATACCAGTGAGGCACATCATCAGCATGTTCAAGCAATATGTTCAACTTATCTTCTTCCATATATAAACATAAAAAAAGCGGTAAAACCGTTGGGAATTACCGCTTTGATTTATTTTCAATTGATATGCCTAGAATACACTCTTATCAAATTGTAGCCAGAAAAGATGTCAAACTTTCCATATCATCAAATTCTTTTATTTTGGTATCATCAGTCTTTCTAACTCTTTTTTTCTTCCTACTTTCAGAAACAACAGATAGCATATTCTGCACAACACCACTGGCATTGCGTAATTGAATAATATGTTTCTCAACTAAAATACATAGTTCATCAGCGAATGATCTCGAAATAAAAGAAACATCGCTTAAATCAATTATAGAACCACTATGCTCTGCTATTTTTTCTCGTAAAATTTCAGCATTAGAACGTGAGCGTATTTCAGATCCTAGTAGATCATGAAGCTTAATTATTTCTTTCATAATACCTCCTATTTTATATACTTCGTATAATCAAATTCTTCACTAACTGTCAATGGTATTCTCATAAGTATAATCGTACCATTCCAATTAATAGTTTCAGGCAATTTTACATAATCACTTCCGCCAGATGCATCATGCCTATGGAATGCCCCTCCTGACAACATAAAGAATGCCCCTCCAAGACCTTCCACAATCATACTTTTAGTAGATGATATACCAAACCCTCTACTTTCAGCATCAGGAAGGTCTTTAGTCGAATATCCTTCATTTGCATATTTCAATGCTTCAGCTTCATTGTCACCTATCTTATCAAGCATCTTTTGTGACTTGACATAACTTCCATAAATTGTTATTCCATCATCAGCTATGCATATATCCAAACAATTCTCACGTTTCAGATATTGCGTATATATATAACCATAATCACTATCAGAATGTTGATTTATATTGCAAATTAATTCACTAATCAAATACGAAAGTGGAGTTTTAAGTTTTAAATCTAAATTTTTCTGTTTTTCAATAACTCCTTGAATAATGGTCTGCATTGAATCTATATTCTTATTCAATCGACTAAAGCGACATATAGGGATATAACTTTTCCCTAAATATTCTTTCAACGCACTATTTAGGTCCATGTCATCTTTTATTGTCAGCATATCAAAGAACTTAACACATTCTAAATAGTTTCTCATATATCCAACCACATTTTTACACTGTACGTTCTTACATTTGCTTTTATATATGGCAAATGGGAACAAAAAGAATGGATGAAAAAAAGAGGTATTTGAAAAATCCCAAACAGGAACATCATTATCCCTTATTTGTTCATTCGCAAAAATGACAGAAAATAAATGATTGAAAACACTACCTATTCGTTCATCTCTATCCGCATTTGGAATATTAATTACTTTATTCATAGTACAAGAAAATAATACCAATATTTACAGAAGGCTCTCTAATTACGATGTCCCTGTAAATTCCTTATTATAGTGAAAGGTGATGCTGTTGTACATACCAGCACTCCTATATGGTGCAAATATAGGTAATTATATCAATATGACAATATCAAAGATAGCTATTAACACTTTTAATTTAGCGGTAATTCCAACAAGTCAAAGAACGCTTCTGTTCGATTATTATTTTTCCAGTCCTTTTCTGCAATGTTCACATAAGAACTTTTTGGCTACAGGAAACATCTTTTGACCGACATATCCACTGAGATATTGCGCTTCCTCTCCATAAGGATCAATCCCGAAAGCCTTGGAGATATGCCGGCACAAATGACCTTTTTCGTGGTCCCACGAATTTTGAAACTCTTCGGGGGTAGAGGTTAGTGAGATAACCATTACTGTCTCTCTTCTCCTGTAGTCCGAATAGGTTAGACCGGTATTCATTCTGCCTTCGGTCAGATTGCGATACGCACGCTTGAGGGAATCCCCCCTGCATCCTATACGGTACAGGTCCATAATGATCCGATCCGCCCAATAGGTGTGTACCGCATAATACACTTTGACGTGCCAGTCTCCATATTTCGGTATGTAGAACTCCTGAATAATCATATCACATCCGACCAGATTACAGGAATCCCTTTACCTATACAGGTGGCAAAGAACTCGTCAAACGCCCTGCAAGGATCGCCATCAATATCATCAAGGTAGCATTTTATATGCTTGCATAAGTGAGCCTCGTCAACCAATGATTTTTTATAGAAATCCGCTTTCAGCATGTTTGCGACATAAGCAACGTCATAACCCTTGTCGTGCTCAATGGTAATTCCGTTCGCTTTCAGCATATCGTCCACTTCATCTTTGCTCCACGGCTCCAGCTTTTTCTCTTTGCCCGTGGCTTCGTCTTTCACCTTCATTTTTGAAACGGCCCATTCATAAAGTTTCTTGCTGAAATGAAAGCCGTATGCTTCCAGATATTCCCTCATGCCCGATGGAAATCTGCTGTATGTATCCAATCTCTGTTCCATAACCTTTATTTAAAAAGAGGGGCATTTCACCCCTCCACCATTAATAAAACTCACCGTTAGCGCGTCTGCGTCTGCGTTCGCCCATGTCATCCATACGCGGATATTCAGGAAAGTATCCGGGGTATCTGCGTTCATCCATGCCGGATGAGCTTCCACCACCTGAATAACTTCTTCCACCATCACGGAAACCCATTTCTCCGCGCATTTCTCTCATGGCTTTTTCGTAACCTTTGCGGCAGCCTTCCTTATAGGCTTCCTCCACCTCGTCACCTCTCATACCGAAGCCGCGTCCGTAATCGTCACGCCCTTCTTCTAATATTTCCCACATTCCCATAATCATTTCTTTGTTTTGGATGTTTCAACCACTCCGAGCTGTTCCATGAGCCGTTTGTTCAAATCCATAAGGTCAGACATATTCTTGCTCATTTCCGCCATTTGCCCTTTCAGAGAGGATATTTCCTGCTCCTGACGTTGTTTCTCGGCAAATTCAGGGTTCAAGAGCGTAAGCATCTTGTCACACCCTGCAATGACGGAATTGTGGAAGTCCATACTGTTGATGATGTCTATGCTTTTCTGTTTCATAGAAGCGACCTCGTTATTCATAGCATCACGCGAGCATGACACTACGATATTCCCGTTCTGTCCGAAGTCGGCTATATCCATGCCGGCAGGAAGATTTTGGAATGTCGTGTTCTGCCCGTTGATGCAGACAACAACATCCACAACCATTTCCATTTGGGGCAACTGTCCCATAGGGGATGCCATAGGATATTTCGGCTTGGGAGCGGAAACGCTGACCACCGGGCCGTATTCGATAAACGGGTTAGCATCCTTATGAAGTATATACAATTGGTTATTGGTACGAAGTGATTGAAACATGATTGTTTAATTTTAAGGAGTGTGGTTATTCCCATTTTGGGAACCACCACAAAACTCCATGTTAATTATTACTTGCTCCGTAAAGAAGCGGTTTCTACTGTAGGAGCCGGAGCCGTTGTCGGTCTGTACCCTCCATTAACAAGATACAATTCGTTGGTGTACTTGTTATAATGAATCTCATAGATGCCGGTTCCAGCCAAGTTTGCAACAGTCACAGGCTCATTGTTATAAGCCATCAACGGTCTTGTGTCCCCATTAGTTCCTATCAATATCGGAAGTGTAGCAGTCGTACCGGCAGGTATAGCTTGTCGGAGACTGATATAGAATCCCCCAACATAATCCCTGTTACGGAACGCATGGTTAGGGAGTTCAAGAGTAACATTCTCCGTACCGACTGTCACAGCCACCGTAGGAAGAGTATTGAAGTTTGCTCTTCCGATTGATGGGAATGGGAATCCTGTAAAAAAGTTAGGCCACATATCTACCTCCTTTCTTACCGGATTAACCCCAGTAGTTGTTGCAACCACATCCACTACGTCCGTATACAGCGTCACCCATATATGCACCGTAGGCGGCTGCACGGAAACAATCTGTATTAATAGCGGTTAAATTGGGGTATTGAACACTCACAGTATTGGGGAGCTTGCATTTGATTCCATCAACATCGCTTTGTAATGCCTGCAATCCGGCTGCCAAAGGAGCAATCTGTTGTCCTACTGCACTCAGGATAGTGGCGTTCTGATTACGCTGGGATATTTCGGCTGTTAAAGTAGCCTTTTCCGCAGTAAGAGATGCGATCTTGTCCTGCAATGCCTGATTTTGAATTGCATCAAGTTTAGCAAGGATAGCATTCGTGTTGGCAGTAGCACCGTCACGCAATGACAATGTGTTTTGGTTAGCAGTGTTGATTAATGCGTTAGTTTGGTTGCACATTGCAAGCTGACTCTCGTATCCTTGTGTGGTTACAAGCTGTTTCATATCGCAGCAACAGCTACAGATCTGAGATGTCAGAGCGTTGTTACCTTGCATAATCGCAGTCAGGATACTGTTGGTGTTCTGACCCATTTGGTTACCGAGACCGCAGATTGCCTGTGATACAGAGTTAATACCGGCAAGGATTTGGTCTGAAGAGGTGTTAACAGCTTGGGCTAATGATGCAATGTCCACACCGTTCCGGTTAAGTGTCTGCATGATCATTTCTCTTCCTTCATCGGCACCCTTATTGTTGTTGCCGCCGAATCCAAAGTTTCCGTTACCAAAGATGGCTGCAATCACAATCAATGCAATGATGTCCTGAAAACCTCCATTGTTTCCGAAAAAGCCGCCGTTTCCATTTCCTCCCATCAGCCCCATCAGATAGCCTGTGTCAATTCCACGGCTCTGCAAGGACGGAAGAATGGACGCAAGCAGACCATTGTTTGCGCCGGTTCCACCGTCTTGGTTAAAAACATAAGTTCGTTCCATAAGTATTTGTATTTTGTATCCCGGTCAAAATCGACCGTTCACAAAAGTATATATATCATATCTCATGAGGAATCAGTTGTTTCCCAACAAATTCTTTATATTATCCCAATATATTCTCATCATTTTTTCACTTTTTAGACGTATATGAAAATTTGATATCATATAGTTCACTGAACGCTTAGTTTTATGAATGAGAGAAGAAATCTGAGATGGATAAAATCCTTTTTCGTATAGAATATATACAAGGATATATCTAGCGTTAACAATCTCTGTGACACGGTTGTCACTTACTATTAATTCGGTAGGTATTTCTGTTCCTTTAGAAACAAGAGCTATTATTTTGGCAAAAATTTCAGACTTACACATTGTGGTTTAAATTTTTGTTGTATTTTTGCCTTGCCAATCAAATACAATCATGACAAAAGCATACGTAGGAAATAAGTAAGGATATTACTACCCCTGACACTTACCTATGTATGCTTTTGTATGCTTTAAAGTTTGATTGGCGTTAAACTTCAAGTGTCGGGGGTTATTTTAATTCTGCCCCCTGAAAGAATTACTTTTATTAAATGAGTTTTTCTATTATATGCCACACTTCTACCTGTGGCGGATAATACTTGATGTTGCTATCTCATCTTTTTACCTCCTTTCTGTTGATTACCATATTCTATAACTTATTCCTGCGATAACCGCAGGAGAAAAGCCATCCTTACCAAATCCATAACCGGCTGTTATTCCTAGTCCCCATCTTCTGGGTTTTATCTTCACCGTGTGATGGATATCGTTTGTTACTGTCTGTGTTTTAGAGCAAACATAGATACTATCTAGATTAGGTCTGTAACCACTCACATAAGCGATGTAATCACTATCTCTGTATATCTTCTGCTCAACAGGAAGAATAGTGTCTCCTACATGGATTGTATCACCATCATGCCAACATAGTATTGGAGAAGGAAGATAATACTTTACAGTATCTCTCTTTACAATGATACTTGTACTGAACACCGTATCCGTTCTTGCCTCTATAACTGCTTCGGGGGATGGCTTTACAAACCATCCTAAACCGAAAGCGAGTCCAATTATTAATATATAAGGAAGCCATTTCATATTATTGTATTTAAATAAGTACCAATAGCAATGCTATCGCTACCGCAATCCATATATAGGTCCTTTGTTTCATCCCTCAAATTTTATATCGTTGATACGGTTCATCCAACCACGTTTGAACTTGTTGTTTGCTGGGCGTTTCCGGCATATATCCTCGATAAAATCAAACCGTGCAATCTTGATCTGGTCAAACAGTTCATACGGATTACGGGAATTAATTGCGGCAAGTGTCTTAGGTCCGACAATGCCATCAGGAATCACGCCAACCAAATCCTGTGGTACTTTAATACCATGTACCCCAGAAGCCCATACAAAATCAACCAATATATTAGCAACTGATTGCGATTTAATCTCGTCAGCTTTCCACCTGTCCCAATACATGGTTTTCAAAATCTCCGTCCATTCCTCTTTCGTGATGTTTTTCAATCTTTCAACCGTAGGCTTGGGATAGCCTTTCTTCCGGCAATACGTTTCATAAGTTCCGATGGTTACGCCCATATTGGTAGCCCCTCCCAAATCGTCAGGGTCATTTATAAAACCGCCTTCCCACTTCAGGATAAACGGTGCAAGTTTTCTTACGTCAGCCATTTCTCTTTCCCTCCTTTTCTTTTAATTGCTCTATTAAATTATTAAACCGGCTGTTAATATAGATGCTGATGCCAAAAACACTACCGGCATACAACAGACATTGAGCAAACAACCACAATACACTGTCGTGTATCTGGCCCATAGGTTCCGAGCACACAAAGCCAGCCACAGCCAAGGACGCTCCCAGTACAAGCATCCCCACAGCGGTTGAATACTGAATGTTTTCTTTTGTCTCCTTTCTCATTATACAAAAATTATAGTTCAATCCTTTTTTAATCCTTTAATTACACGTTTTGGATTACCCGATTTTCAAGCTAACCTTTATTTTGTTATACAAAACAAAAAAGAGCCTGCTACGGAAACTAATCCGCAACAAGCTCTTGGCTTTATCAAATATGTAGTATGTCCTTTCGTCATAATCAATGTGGCGTGCATCTTCACACGCTCCACAAAGATAAATATTGCTTCTTTCTTTCGCAAATAAGAATACAAAAAAAAAAGAACGACCGCCAGCAAAAAGCACAGCAGCCGTTCAATCCACGCCCTACTCTCTATCCCATTTCCCCAAGAAGACAATAGCAAAGATATCAAACAGGTTGTATCCACATGGAAAAAAGGTTAATAAAATATATGTTGTATAATCTGTTATTTTAATTTAGATTAAACAAAAATAATATTTAAATTGTTTGTTAATAAATAAATTAATTTGTTCCTTTGTAGCAGGCAATAGCCTTCATGGTGTGAAGTTACACCATACCCACTTTTAGAACGTGATCACTGTGGAGGCAATTGCTGTATTATAACGGCGGTTGCCTTTATTGTTGAACAATGAAACATTGGTTTAAGATACCTTCTTTAAAGAAGTCGAATAAGGATATGTATAGTGATGCTACTTATCATGGTAAAGATGATGGTGGTAATTTTATTTATGTTCCTAAATGGGTGGAAAATCTGTTTTCTGGTAATAGAGGAAATATAGATTTTGACATGTCGACCGTTAAAGGGAAATCAAGAGCCTTACATGAATGTTGGCCGTTTGCAATGGTTCTAGATCATTGCGGAAGAATGATGCAGAATGGGCGGTATTATGTGACGGATATTAACGGAAACGAGAAGAGGAGTTTCAAAGACATTGTGACTCTTCTGAATCGTCCGAATGTGATACAGAGTGGGCGTTCTTTCATAAAGCAGGTTGAGATATCTTTGAAGTGTTTCGGTTTTTGCCCTATTTATACATTAAGAGCTTTAAAATCCGACCTTCCTAAATCCATGATGGTAATACCTCCCGAATTATTCTACATGGAGTCTCTTGGTAAGAGCCCATTTACTCAAACAGAACTTTCTTCAATTTCTAAAAGGGTATATATACGTTGGGGAAATGAGAATATAGAACTTGGTGATGAGGAGTATTTTGTCATATACGATTCGATAATGGATATTCCAAGTAATAATGGAGGGAGAATTACCTTCCACTCCCCTGTGGACGCATTATCTACTCATACTCGAAACTATATGGCTCAACTGATAGGGAGAGGAAACCTTATTGTTAATGGAGGACCTAAAGGGATACTATACGGAAATGATACGACTGACGTAGGGAATGCAGCTATTACTCCGTCTGAATCCAAGAAATTGCAGGATGATTTCAAAAGGAAATATGGTATAGTGCATAAGTTGTATGAAATCATGGTGACTCCTAAGAAACTAGGGTGGATTACATTGGGGTCAAATACAGACCAATTGAAGCTTCATGAGGAGGATAAGGCGTGTTTGGAAGCGATAGCTCAGACGATAGGCTTTGACCCCAATCTGATTATACAAGGAAGTACTTATGATAACTCTTCTCAAGCAAAGAAAGCGGCATATCAGGACCTTATTATACCTGACAGTGAATCTATAACAGAGGCTCTGACTAATGCTATATGTAAGGACAGGGCAATAATCAAAATGGACTTCACTCATGTCCCTTGCCTTCAAAAGGATATGAAAGAATTGGCGGATGCCTTGTCTACAGCCTCTAATGCTGTAGCTTCATTGTATAACAATCGGCTGATTACTTTTGAAGAGGCAAGAACCGAAATGTCCAATTTTACAGATATTGATCCTGATAATCCTAAGGGAGAATTTAAAAGTGAAATAAATAATGATGGAGACAAGCAAATACAAAAACAGGCTGGGGAAGCAGTATAAATCCTTAGCTTTTTATGCAAAGGAGATACAATATGATTCTGGCAGCAGAACTATCAGTGGCTATGCTGCGGTTTTCAATAACATTGATAAGTCCGGTGACATGCTCTTGAAAGGTTGCTTTTCAAAGAGCATACAGGAGAGAGGTCCTGGAAGCTCTGCTAATGATAAGATTATCATGTTGTGGATGCATGACATGCATGAGCCTATAGGACGCATTACGCTTCTGCAAGAAGATGAGAAAGGGCTTTACTTTGAAGCGTCTATTGATGATGTGGAAAGAGGAAATCAAGCGTTGAAGCAGCTTGAAAGTGGCACTTTGAACCAGTTCTCTATAGGTTATAGTTATGTATGGGAAAAATGTGAATATGACAGGGAACGTGATTGCTTGGTTGTAAAGGAAGTCATTCTGTATGAGATATCCGTAGTGTCCATAGGATGTAACGGAGAAACTGAATATCTTGGTCTGAAATCGGCAGAAGAATATGAAAGTGCGTTGGAGTCACTTCCGGTTGAAATAAGTGATGTATGTAAAGGACTTCCGATAAGAAAGAGGGAGGAAATCCAAATGTTAGTAAGAAAAGCGATGTCACTCGCTCGATACAAGCCGGCAGACAAGCCACTTGATGAAGAGGGAGCCGATGAAAAAATAAAACTATTTACAAAACCTTTAAAACTTAAAGAAGCATGAAATTTGACTTTTTAAGCAAAATTGATTTGTCGGTAATGGATGAGGTTTCCGTGAAGTCATTACAGGCGTTGCAGGACGCAATAAACGCTACTGTAGGCGATTTCATGGACGATACTATCGACAAAAAAACTTTTGAGGATAAATTAAATGAGGTTTCTCAAAAGATAGATTCCGAAAAGGAATTGGAAACAGTGCGTAAGGAACTTGATGAGATGAAAGAGATAATCGTTCGCATGAAAGGTGCAATGCATAAGAATGAAGACGGGCAAATGGTGTTCAAGTCTGTAGACCAGCAGATTGAAGATCAATTGAAGGATTTCATCACAGTAGGCAAGCATGGAGAGAAAACTGTGGACTTGAAAACGGCTTGTAAGCAGTCCCCCGGTTTTAAGAAAAGCCTTACGCTTATTATAGACAAGAAGGAGGTTGAGCCCTTGAAGAGTACGGGTGTGGCACCACATTATAACATGACAATTGATAGTCAGTTATCTGTTGATCCACGTTCCCAGACTGTAATCCGTAAATTTGCCAATGTGGCAGCAATATCTACACGATCATTGACTTATGCGGAGTTCAATCCAGGTGAAGAAGAAGCTGAATGGGTTCCAGAAGGCGGTCTTAAGCCTATGATGAGCGGTACATTGGCAGAAGTTACTATCAATGCTGGCAAAGTGGCTCTTGGCGCAAAAGTAACTGAAGAAACATTATCTGATTTGCCTCAGTTGGTTGCGGAGGTTAGGGCTGAGATTATCAATCGTATTGGTTTGAAAGAAGAAGAAGGTATTCTGTCTGGTACTGGTTCCGGCGGTCAGATTAAAGGGATTGGGAGTGATATACCTACATTCTCTTTGACAGCTCTGAAAGTAGAGAAACCCAACACTTATGATGTTATTGTTGGTATGTATACACAGATTGTATCAATGTCCAATATGGCTTATCGTCCAAACCTTGTGCTTATGCATCCTCTTGACTATGCACAGATGCAGTTGACTAAGGATGTTAATGGACAATATCTCCGTCCTTTCCGTATTGGTGATGAACTGATTCAAGGTTTGAAAGTGGAAACCAGCACTGCAATCAAACAAGGTGATATTTGGGTTGGCGATTTTAACTATCTTAACATCCGTGATGTATGGGTTCTTACCATTACACTTGGGTGGGAAAATGATGATTTTACTAAAAATATGGTGACTATCCTTGGTGAAAAACGTCTTATGGTGTATATTAAAAAGCAATATAAAACTGCATTTGTCAAGGATAAGATTGCGACCGTTATTGAAGCTATAACCCCTGCCGGTATTGGCGGATAAATTTATTAAACATTATGAAAGTAAATTTGACTAAAACTTATGAGGTTGAGTTCGCAAAGGACGGGGCCGTTTATAAAAAAGGTGATAAAGTAAGTGTTAATATGTTACTTGCAGGTAAGTTCTTCCAAGATGGACGTGTTGCCACTGTTCCTTCGGAATTGATGGAGGACGCTAAAAAAATCGGTGCTGAAGATTTGTTCAATAAAAAGAAGAACCTCAAAGATATTGTGTAATGTTGGTGGATTATACTTTTTTCCAAGGTGGTATTCTTGATATCGAAGGTGCAGTATTGAATATACATACTCCTTCTGAGACTAATAAGGCAATTGTTGACAGCCTTCAAGGCTTTGTAATGCAATATGAGCCGGAATATTTAGAGAAGCTCCTAGGGGAAAAGTTGTATAAGGAATTCTCATCCTATATTTCCAACGATGGAAAAACGAAGGAAAAAAGATGGGATGATCTTATAGCGCATCTTGTCATGAAATATAGTGATGGCGATAGGGAGATTTCCAAATCCCCCATCGCCAACTATATATACTTCCATTACTTGAGACATAATCACACTCAGGCGACTATTACAGGAGTGAAGGCTGATGGAGATGATGGTCGTCTTGTAAGTCCCGAAAGGAAAATGATGTTTGCATGGAACGACATGGTAAGAATGAATATCAGACTTGTGAGATGGCTTCAAGCCAATAATGCGGACTATCCGGATATCGCCACCGATTTCGAATTGATGGAAACAATTAATTCCTTTGGGTTATGATAATTGATATAATATCAGATGTATGTGCTTCCTTGTCAAAAAGAATGGATCAACAGATAAATTACATATATGGTGACAGTTCTTATATAAGGGAAACACTTCTTCTTCTTGGGAAAAGCAGGGTGACAGCATCGGGAAAATTCCCAATGATAGGGCTGTATGTTCCCTTAGACGAGGAAAGGGATAGTGAGAATTATTTTTGTAAGGCATCTGTAAACATAATAATCGCTACCAATACACTGGAAAAGTATACAAATGAACAACGTCGTGAGATATCTTTTGAAGGTATTCTTCGACCTTTGTATTACGGATTCATAGAAGAGTTAAAAAAAAGTGATAAATTTGATTTCGGTTACTCCGGTATTGTAAGCCATACATATTCAGAAAATTATAGTTTTGGAAGACGTGGTGCTGTTGATGTTGACGGTAAGGAAGTTGGCGAAAAGATAGATGCTATTGAAATAAAGAATTTGGATTTAACAGTTAAAAATCAGAATTGTTATGCGAACAGATATTAGAGAGTGCGGCAGCACGTCCGGATTTAATACTGGAATGAGTTACTGCCCCCTGCAACCGGACAAGGTCGCAGGTGTTATATTGGTCATTCATGGCAAAAAACTGCCCAAGGAATTGACTGCTGATGCTTTGGAGGAAGCCTGTCATGCTGATTATCCGGACAGAATTTATCCTATTACAGGATTTTCGGAATACGCGGTAAGCGGCGGTGAACCCAATACAACAGAAAATGGTTATGCCGGGTCGGAAATAACGGGCTATTCGGCAAGGACGGATACATTCACGTTGCGTAAGTTTAATCTAGCTTTACAAGCTAATCTTGTAGCCAACAAGGATACATTGTTTGATATGTATGTTTTTGACAAGAATAATGTAATCTACGGAGAAGATGACGGGACAGATGAACTTGCAGGTTTTGCATTATCTGGTGTTTACCCTACAGGACAGGCTTATGATTCAAGCGGTCAGAAGGCTTATCTTGCGTTTAATGCGATGTATTCCGATACCGAGAAGATGATGAAAAACATGTCTGTAAAGCAAGCGGGTGTCAATTTGGAAAATGTTCTCAAGGGATTGAATTACGTTGAATTTGTCAAAATGGCATCTCCTGAGAATACATATAAACTCGTGGATCACTATGACCGCACAGACCTTACTGCATATTATGGCACTGTATTGTCTAATAAGGCTTCAACAGTCGTTTCTGGTGCGTCAGCACTGGAATACAGTAACGGTGTGCTTACAGCGACAGGAGGTGTACCGGCGCTTAAATCTCCTTCTATTTTACAGGATAATGGGGTCATTGGAATTGAACAATGGGTACAATGAGAATTAATGGAGTCACATTTATAGAGTCCGAGGTGGTCAAACTTTCATTGGATGAGTTTGTCGCTCAGAATATAGATGTATTCTGGAAGGACATTTCTAGAGAAAGGCGGAAATCAAGGCTGGTTTCCGTATATAATAGAATTATCAATAACAGTAATTTAGGAGGCGGGGGAGATTGATCCCCCGTTTTGCTATGACATTGGAGGAATACGCGAGATGTTGGAAGAAATTGGCTGATGGCATTCAGCCAATGATAAGGGATAAGATGGAAAGGGATGTTCCTCAGTTTGAGGAATATATACGAGAACAGCTATATAGTGGTGTTGATGGCGATGAAAGTCCTTTAATTCCCGGATATACAGAGGACCCATACTTTAAAAAAACTTATGGAGAGCATTGGAAGAAAAACGCCGAACGCTATAAAAATTGGAAGACAAAGATACAGAAACCGAAACCTTCATATCTGGGTTTTTCTGCAAGAGGGAACAATACTCCAAACCTTATCATACGTGGAGATTTTTATAGTTCCATCACGGCAATACCAATATCAAATGGTATAAGGATTGCCAGCTATGGCGTTTCTTTTGGTTCTGATATTGAGAAGAAATATGGTTATAAAATTTTCAAGGTAAGCTCCAAAGCAAGGAGGCATTATGTTACGTACAGGCTTATGCCCTCTATTGATAAATTTATAAGGAGGTGCGAATTATGAAAAACTGCTTGTGCCAAGGAAATAAATCAATGAGGGAGATGGAACATATGCGTTCAATCGCAGAGAAGGCTGCTGTTATGGATGAATGTGTTTATATATTATATAAGGTTGGAGATGTGTATAAGTTCTGTCGTGAAGGTGAAAACTGGTCGGGTGAGTTTGTTGAATTCATATTTCCGTGAAATGATAGCGGACATCCGGAAGGATTACCGCTATTTATGTAAAGTTGGATAGTCTTTATCCTTTTTCAATATTGGCTCTTATTTGCCTTAGAAGCAAGAATGATCCTTCCATTTTGTAATTCCCTAAATTTTGTTTCGCCTGCATGATGCAGCTTTCGATAGTAAGGGCTAAATCGGGAGTGAACGCGGATTTGTTAATTTGCATTGTTTGGGGGAGTTGGCTAGCATGATCATTAAACCATGCAATCATTTCATTCAATTCTTCCTCTGTGTAACTTTGTCTTTTTTCGGCCATATTATATTTCCCGTGATTAATGATGTTTATATATAAATATTTTATGCAAAAAAAGATATTTATTTTTTAATTGAAAAACAAAACTATCATTTATGTTGTAATTTAGATTTTGTCTAAATTGTGACTGTGATATTTAATAATTGCGTTACTATATATTACTATGCGTTACTTAGTATTACTATTAATTGATATTGTCTTTTGTTTAATATTCATACCATTGTATAAGATAAAAACATCATTTACCTTTGTATCTGTAACAAGTGCAAGGCGTTACTTGATGTTGATTAAATATTCTCCTATTGGAGTTTATATATGACTGTTCCGTAGTAGCTTGCACCTATTACGGAACTTTCTTTTTATACAATTCCAAGCGTGGATAGTATAAGGGAGGAAAGCAGGAGTGAATAATGGCACAATGAGGTTCGATCCCTCACCTGCTACAATCAGTCAAAATAAATCCCCGGAGGCGGAAGTGACTGAGCCGCCAACGGGGAACAATATTAATCTTATATCGCAAAGATATGGAAAATTTTAATAAGTTAATACCTATTGATGGGGAAAATGGCGAAAAAAGAACAATAAGTTCACTGCAAATTGCAGAAATTACAGGTAAGGCATATTGTGGCGTGTTGAAAGTCATTAGAAAGATGGATATTATGCGTGTGAAAATAACAATGAAAAATATATTTTCATTATTTGTTTGTTTGAAAAAATGTTGTACCTTTGTAGTGCTACAACTTACTATTAAATATGCCAATGGGATTTTTTATGCCCGTAAGGAAACTTATATATTAAAATATAGGCAGACGATATCCGTGTATCATCGCCCAATGGCAATGGTAGGTTGTAGCAAACTAGGATATTTGTCTGCTTTTTTATTTAATAACAAATAATTTCATTTCATGCTACAACCAAATGAAATCTATTTGAACGGGAATAATAGTACCGTACAGATTGCGTCAGCTCACGAAACGAGCAAGACTTTCTCCTATAATGGGAACGAAGTACTTTTTGACATCAAAGATGATGTTATGGTTAACGCCACACAGCTTGCTAAAATCTACGGAAAGCGTCCCAATGATTATTTGTCCTTACCTGCTACAAATCAATTAATTAACGCAATTACAAGAAAATATGGTATTTCTGAAAATCAATTAGTTATATCAAAGGCAGGTTCATCACATAACGGAGGTGGTACTTGGATGCACAGATTAATAGTAGTTGATTTCTGTCAATGGTTAGACATTGATTTGAAACTGTGGTGTACTGAAAAACTTGATGAGTTGATGCGATACGGCATGACCGCCACGCAGCCAACCCTGGAGCAAATGATTAACAATCCCGACTTGGTTATCAGTCTAGCTACACAGTTAAAGAGCGAACGGGAGGAAAAGCAACGATTGGCATTGGAAGTGCAGAAGAAGGAACAAGAGAAGCAGACTATCATAGAGGAAGCAAAGCCAGCCGTAGTATTCACGGAATGTGTAACAAGCTCGTCTACCAATATTCTCATAGGAGATCTTGCGAAACTTATCACCCAAAACGGATATAAGATTGGAGAAATAAGGCTTTATGAATGGATGGTAGAGAACAAGTTCCTTATCAGAAGGCAGCGATACAGCAGATCGAAGAATAAATATATAAATGACTATATGCCTACACAGAGGGCGGCAGAAATGGGATTGTTCTTCGTGAAAGAAAGACCGATAGTATCGGGTGAAAATCCCATTTTTATAAAACATACCTGTTACGTTACAGGTAAAGGTCAGGTGTATTTTCTGAATAAGTTTAAATCTTTAATGGCTGCATGATCATGGAAATAAAAATGAATAATAGCTTAACATTTGATGAAGTAGCAGATAAGTTGGGATGTTCAGTGGAGGATCTTCAAAAAATAGCTTTAGAAAATGGATTGATTGACGAGAATGGGAATCCTACCGAAATGGCAATAAGAGAGGGCCTTTTTTCTCAATATGCGACAATGGAAGATGAATATGGTACAGTAAATATAACAGTATCACATTCCGAATACGATATGATAGCAGTGTGTATATCAGATCCTGAAGACCATGAGCGTGACAGTGTGGCTTTTATTTCAAGAGAAAAAGCTCATGCATTAGGAGAATATCTTCTTAATATGTAATAACAATATTATTTATTAATCAAGTCTTTCCCACCTTATCTTACGAGGTGGGCAGGCTATTTACATCCGTTAACGTTGCGATTCGCAACATAAATAAAAAGACTATGAAAACAATAGATAAACTTGAAATTATACTTCAAAAAATGGAAGAACAAAATAATAGACTTGAACGGATATACGGCAAGCATCTCAAACTGATTGTATGCACTGGGAAAAGAAGTGAGAAGGTGAAATTTAAACATGAAGATTGAAATGCTATGTTTATAATTTATTTAGACAATATTCTAAATTGCAAACAAATGTGTCGTAATGTTTTGATTTGATTTTAAAAGTATATTACTTTGCTGAAAATAACCAAATTATTATAACTATATAAAAAAAGTATGATATGACAATAGGAACTGTTGTTTTTTTATTAGCAACTGCTATAGTCTTGTTTATGGGCAGGACTGTTATTATGCGTTTTTTAAAAGATAATCTATTGATAAATCTTTCTAAAGGAACTTATGCAAAAAGTGTAATTATTTTTATTTCTTTAATTACTGTTTTATTATTGTATACTGGTGGTTATTTTAGAGTTAATAAAAGGGAAAGTTCTAATAATAATTCTTATGTAGTTTCGCAGGCGTTCAGAGATGCTAAGAACGGTATAAAAAAAATATTAAAATCTCCATCATCTGCGAAATTTGCAGATGATGGAGATGATGAAACAAAATATAAAATAAACTCTGATGGATCAATTATAATTCAATCCTATGTTGACTCGCAAAATAGTTTTGGAGCTATGGTCCGTACCCATTATAGATGTACTGTAAGGAATGGAGAAATAGAAGATGTTGTTACATGGTGATTGATTAATATTTTCACTTTAGAGAGAATATTTATTGAAAAAAGAGAAGGTTTTGCTTCTCTTTTTTATTTTCTTATCTTTCTAATAATGAATTAATCACTATCTTTGCTCTTAGAAGGTGCATGAAGTCATGTATCACCCAAAACTTACGAAAAGACTATGGCAGGAGCAGAATTTAAAATCACGGATGAAATCTCGTCCAGTATATTTACAAAGCTTGAAAAACTTTCTAAGGATTTGAAAACATTGGATGATGATTTTAAGAGAACATCCAATAGTTATGCGGATTTTGCTTCGAAACTGGCGATTCAAATCAATGCAAGTCCTGGAAATTTGTCGGAATTGGATAAAAAAAGCAAGGAATACGAGCAGACAGTAAAAAAACTACATGATACCCAGAATAAACTTGCCGACTTGCAACAAAAATACAAGGAATCACTTAAGCAAGTTAATGAAGTAACCAAACAGGCGGTAAAGAATGCGCAAGAGGACGCAAAAGCAAAGAAACTTAATGCTGAAGCTGAATTGAAACTTGAGAAGGCGCAGACAGAGCGTCTACGCCAGCAAAAACTACTGAATCAGGAACAGAAAAAACAAAAACTGACTACAGAACAGGCGATACAGCTTTCAAAACAAGAAGTCCATTCAATTGCTGAAGCTGAAGCCGTAAATAAGCAATTACGTCAGGCAGTGAAGGATTTGACAGATGCGGAAGATAAAGAAGGGAAGATACGTCAGCAATTGAATTCGGCAATAAATCAGAACACTAATTATATAAAAAGGAATCGCGATGCGTATGTGCAGGCGAAAATGACAGTCGGCGATTACAAGGAGCAGATAAAACTGGCAATAGTGGAATTGAAGAACGGCAATGATTCAATGAAAAACTTTGGTATTGTCGCAAAAGGGTTTGGAGGAATAATCAAGACTAGTATTGCTGGTGGAACCAGACAGGTCGCTTCTAATGTGGGTTCAATGATCAAGGGCTTTGTCGGAGCCCAAGCAGTTATTACAGGAATTCAGAAGCTAATAGGAGCATTTAAACAGGGGATTAATACGGCAATTGACTTTGAAGCTGCAAACAGTAAGCTCGCAGCCATATTGGGTACGACCAAAGGAGAGATAAAAGACTTGACAGCAGATGCTAGGCGTTTGGGAGAAGAGACAAAATACACCGCCTCAGAAGCGACCAATCTGCAAATAGAATTATCCAAATTAGGCTTTTCCAAGACAGAGATACTTGATATGACCGAGGGAGTGCTGAAATTTGCCCAGGCTACTGGTGCTGAATTGCCGGAAGCTGCTGCTTTGGCTGGTGCGGCTCTACGTATGTTCGGGGCTGATACGGAAGAAACGGAACGGTACGTATCCGCAATGGCTGTCGCAACAACCAAGAGCGCCCTTTCCTTTTCCTACCTTCAGACAGCAATGCCCATCGTCGGACCTGTTGCCAAGGCCTTCAACTTCACAATAGAAGACACATTGGCCTTATTGGGCAAACTGGCAGACGCAGGATTTGATGCTTCCATGTCGGCTACAGCCACCCGGAATATATTACTGAATTTGGCTGATGGCAGTGGTAAATTAGCACAAGCTCTTGGTGGACCAGTTAAGACATTACCGGAATTGGTTGACGGATTGAAAAGATTAAAAGAACAAGGGATTGATCTGAATTCCACACTGGAAATGACCGATAAACGAAGTGTGGCAGCTTTTAACGCCTTTCTGACTGCATCAGACAAGATCGTTCCTCTCCGTGACCAGATTACAGGAGTGGAAGATGACTTGAATAAAACGGCCGATACTATGGGGAACAATGTACAAGGCGCATTGTATAACTTATCATCAGCCTGGGAATCTTTGATGCTGACTATAATGGACAATACCGGAGCCATGAAGGATTTTATCGACATGGCAACAAATGGCATACGCAAAATAAATGAATGGCTAATGAGTGCGGAACAACTTGCAGATAAGCAAGTTGAAACAGCCAAGAGAGCAGCATCCCCTTATGCGGAGGAATCCATAAAATCTGAGATTATTGCCATAAACCGTTTGAAAGATGAATATATAAAAGCTGGGGATGACGAAACGACAGCGTTGGAAAAAGCCAAAAATGAAAGAATTGCCGTTCTTGAACAGGAGTTATCAAAGCAACAGTCTTTAAGGAATAAATTCTATAATGAGAACCAGCAATTATGGAAAGATATGGAAGATGCTTCATTCTTCAAACAGGCGTTGGGATTGGAAAAGACAAATGCCGAATTCGGTAAAGAACAGACAAGAACTTGGAATGAATATCTGGATAAAGTAACTAAAGTGACTTCTTTGGAAAAACAGATTGCGGATATCAGGGAAATATCAAATTCTATTGATGATGTATCTGGAACGTCTACGACTTTAACAGACAAGCAAAAAAAGAAATTGGAGAAGCTACGTAAAGAACAACTTAGAATCGATAAGGCGTATCAGCAGAGCAGATTGGAGTTAATGGATGAAGGTCTAGAAAAAGAACTTGCGAGTATTCGGTTGAATTATACGCAACGTATAGCAGAGGTGAAAGGAAATAGTGAGAAAGAAAATGAAACCCGTAAAAACCTTGCTGAGAAGATGCAGGAAGAACTTGCCAATAAAGAGATCGATTTCTATCTGAGTCAGGAGAAGAAAAAGTTACAGATAACATTAGAAGCAGTCAAAGAGGGAAGCGAAGAGCAACGTGAGTTGAGAATGCGAATGATAGATTTGGATGAAGAGGCTGAGATAAACGCCATGAAGGGGAATTATGAGAATCTTCAGGCAGTAAGGGACAAATACGAGAAAAAGCGCATAGACGAGCTGAACAGGCAGACATATGAAGATATCAAAAGAATGGAGAATTCTGCTTCACGGCAGGCGGAGGCATTTGTGGTAGGGCTTGCTGAACAGCAGAACGAGCTTGAAAAAAGCCACCTGAAAGGCGAGATGAGTGAAGAGAAATATAAGGAGGCCCTTTATAAACTCACGATAAAATATAATAAAGAAATGCTTTTGGCTCAGATATCAGCAGCCGAGGCTGAATTGAAAGTGGCGGAGGCAACCGGTACCATCCCACAGGAGAAGATAGAGGAATTAAGGCTGAAACTCCAAAAGCTGCGCGCGGATTTTGGTTCGTTATTGAATGATGAGGCGTCTAATGAAGCTGAAAAAGGGAAGAAACAAGTAGAGGATTGGGCGGATGCTTTGAAAAACATTACAGATTCCTTTCCTTCCGAACAAAGCGGGTTTGCAGATTTCTTCTCAGGGATTAATGATGTGCTTGGAGATTTGGCCAAAAAAGCCCAAGAGGCAGGTGGTTCTTTTTCTGATATGTGGGCTAATATGTCAAATGGAGAAAGGCTTAAGCTTGTTTTAGGAAGTTTGGCTAAAATCTCTGACGGTTTGAATTCCATGATGCAGAACATATACGAGAACCGCATATCCAAAATTGAAGAGGAGCAGGAAGCCAATGAGGAAGCGGGGGAACAAGAACTGGCAAGGATTGAGCGTCTTGAAGAAACAGGTGCTATCAGTTCGGAAGAAGCGGAGGCCCGTAAACGTGCCGCTGAGGATAAAACAGCACGAAAAAATGAAGAATTGGAGAAGAAGAAAGCTCAATTGCAACAAAAACAGGCAAGATGGGATAAAGCCAATAGCATCATACAGGCTACTATTGCAACGGCTTTGGCTGTAGCGAAGGCGTTGCCTAATTTCGTACTTGCTGGTATTGCGGCGGCTATGGGGGCTGCGCAAATAGCTGTGATAGCATCACAACCTATACCTAAGTATGCCAAGGGTACTGATTCGCATAAAGGCGGATTGGCTGTAGTGGGTGATGGTGGTGTTCCTGAAACAATTGTTACTGAAAAAGGAGCGTATATTACTCCGTCTGTCCCTACTTTGGTTGACATCCCTAAAGGTGCGAAGGTTATACCTTATGCTGTGGATATGGACAGGATAAAGGCTCATGCAAATGATTTTGATGGTCTTATGGCATATAGAAGCGAAAACGATCTTCCTCCTGTATCAATAGTTAATGATTATAGTGAACTGGAGAAAAAGATAGGGCATCTGGAAAAATCACAGCAGATAGGATTTGCAAAATTAGCCAAGGCGATAAGAGAAAACAATTATCAGCAATTTTCAAAAAGTATCTGATTATGAGGTATACAAGTGACATATATGAACTTCCCTTGTCCGTTTTTATAGAGATTTATACCAATGATAGCAATACTATTGAATTTGACGATGAGGACAAAGGGGCTGCATCGGCAAAAATTATCAATGACTATATAGAAATTGTCGGGAGCAAACAGTTGTTCTCTGAGATATTGAATTGTAATGAGCGTATGAATCTTGCAATGACCGTGGAGTGCATGAAGGCATGTGAGAACATGATGAAGTTGAAAATGTATGATGAGGTGCGTGATATTCTGATGAAGATAGGTTATTCGTGTAAAAAAGGTGATGTAATGGCTATGAATGCTAGAATATCCGCATTAAAATCCCGTGCACAATATGATTTGGATAAGATAAGTAAGGAAAAGAATGAGGAACTGAAGGAGAAGCCTACAAAACGTGGATTTATAAATGAGGTTGTCGCTATTGGGAAGTATAATAAGATGTATATCAATCCGAAAGAATGGACCGCCGGATCTTATGCCTGTCTTGTAAGGCAGACATGTGACGAAATCGATGGGTTGAATCGTAAAAAGAAATAATTATGTATTATCGATGTGAGTTACTTATAAATGGTCTGAAGTACAGGGTTACTGATGATCTTGAGAATTGGGACGAGGTGAAGGCTAGTTTCAAGAGAAATGACTATGACGGTGTTATCCGTACATTTTCCAACAAATTTTCTTTTGCTGGGGATGCTAGAAAATTGCTGTTAAAACAATATGATGAAGATTATTTGAATGCTTCTGCCTCAATAATAATAAGTACAAGAAATAACAGTTGGTTGTATAATGAACGGTTTAGTTGCGCTCTCAATTTCTCTACATTGCAGGATAATGGTCGTATCTTACAGATAAATGCCGTGGATGATAGCGTGGCGTCCATGATAAAGTCAAAAAAAGGAACTCAATATGAATATTCGGTCGAAGAGGTGAAAAGCCCCATTCCTCTTGTTTATGACGGACTTGAACTTTCTGAATCAGCAAAATGGATTCCTACAGGTGATACATTGGAAGGCGATGACACTCTTATTAATGTTTATTTCAGCAAGAAAATGTCACCAATGCCAATATATATAACTGCCAGTGATTCCTTAATAAAGGGGTCTCTTGAATTTAATGATCAAACAGTAGGTGGTGATGATGTATATTCGATAAAGGCTCTGAAATCAATTAGGATAAATATAGAGTTTAATATTGATATGTTTGTGTTTAGGAAATATCAGTCTGGTGCTTTGGGATATGATGTAAGAGGTGTGAGGCTCCAGATTATGAAGATAAGTAATGATATTGATAGTAATGGGGAAGCGGTGACTACGGAAACGGTGATAGGAAGTTTTGAACTTACGACAGAATCAGAAACGCCAGTGGAAAAGAAGGTTTCGGAATCGTACAATATAAGTCTTTTGCATGATGATAAAATAATAGTGAGAGCTATGTATGTCAATGAGAAAGAAGAGATTGTACCTGTATTGCCGGATTTGCCATACAAAGTCTCAACATCAAGTTATTTTAAAGCATCATGGAAAAATCGAATAAACCCTGTTGAGATGGATGTTATAAAGCCCGATACATTGCTGAACAGACTGCTTAAAAGTATTAATGGAGAGAAAGATGGTTTGACTGGAGTGATTGAGGGGACAGGAGATAGAAGGCTTGATAATTGTATGCTCTTGGCGGCTGAATCAGCCCGTAAGATTCCTGGAGCCAAAATATATACATCCTTCACCAAATTTGCAAACTGGATGAGTTATGTGTTTGGTTATGCTTACGACATATCCGGGAATACAGTAACTTTCCGGCATAGAAGCAAATACTTCTCGGATGATGTTGTCAAAAGGATAGATGATTTATCTGATTATGAGATGAAGGTTAATTCTGCATTGGTGTATTCTCGGATACGAATAGGCTTTGACAAACAGGATTACGACACGGCTAATGGAAAGGACGAGTTCCGTTTTACGAATGAATATACCACAGGCGTGGCCATAACGGACAATAGCCTTGAAATGATATCTCCATACCGTGCGGACGCATACGGCATAGAGTTCCTTGCTGACAAGATAGGTGAAGATACTACAGACAACGAAAGTGACACTGATTTATTTATGGTAGGGGTGAAATCTGATTCATCTGGACTTAAGTATATATTGAACAGAGATTATCTTATGGGTGGCGTTCTCAGCCCTGACACAATGTTCAATGCCATGTTTTCCCCTTCTTCTATGGTTTTGGCCAATGAAGCATACATCGGCTCATCTGTTGAGATGCTTACTTTTGCGTCATCAGATGGTAATAGTGATGTGGGTATTGATGGAATGGGGGAAAGTAGGGATATAATTCTCTCAAAAAGGATGTTTACTGTGGCGGAGGTGGAATTTGAGACTTCGGATGTGGAACTCCCGGAAGATCTTACAGGAATTGTTGAAATGGAATACCAAGGCAAAGTTGTACAGGGATATTATCAGCAGGCTGATTACAATTTTACAAAATCACAAAGTTCAAAGGTAACTTTGATCGTGAAAAATTTAAATTCGTTATAAAGATTCAAATTTTAATTGTTATATTTGCAATGAAAGCTTGTGAAGTCACAAGTTACTAGAAACTTACGAAAAGACTATGATATCAATCGGAGATGTTTGTCCGTTATTCTTTAAACCGCTGAAATATAAATATTCAAATGCTGGATGTTTCAGACAAGTATTTTCTGTGTCAGACAACATCCTGCTGCAAATCTTTTGTGATAACGGCGAAAAACCTTCAGCTTATTTGAATGATAAGATCGGCAATATTTCCTCCAAGATAACACTGCTTACTTATGATGTAAATGAAAGCATTAAGATGTATTATGCCTCATTATCTCCTTCGGAGGGGATATATACAGTAACTATAGGCGATAAAGAATGTGAGGAGTTCTGCGTGTGTGAGAATATAGGTGATTCTATTCTGATTGAATATTCCCATAAAGATAATAATTCTGCGTTTGATAATATATTCTGGATTGATGAGGTTCGGCAGATGTTCCAGTTCAGAATAATAGGAGGATTCAAGCCGGATGGGGTGGAGTTGAAAGTTGAAAACGAACAGTTTGTGAATCAGAAGCAGGAGATAATAGAAATGTATTCTCTCCCTTATAAAACATTTGATTTTGTTTTCGGGACAAGTTGTGGCGTTCCGTATTATATAGCGGAGTTTATAAATAAGGTACTTTGCCTTTCTCACGTCAGCATAAACGGTAATTTGTTTGTACGGGAAGGGGATTCTGTCCCGGAAAAGATTGATACAATAGGTAAGAAACAGATGTTTATATATAAAGTGACTTTACGCCCTAGACAAAATGATATCGCCGGGATCGGAGGCAAAACAGAGATTGCAACTTCATCTTCAGGAATCGCGTTTTTACTAACTAATCCAGAAGAGGACGATGTGTTGAAATATAAGAAGGCGAAAGCTGCTTTTGTTAATGAAAATTACGTGTAATCATGGCTAGAAATCGTCCTATAAAGATATTGTGGTACGGTTCGGAAACGGATGATGAAGGAAATCCGATTATACCGAAAATATCCCCGTCATTTGAAAAGCGACTGGAAGGGTTGAATGAGGGAGAGATATACATACATAATGATGATAATAATCCTTCTATTTACATAAGAACCAATAAAGACAGGGTTGTTGCCATATCGGGAGGTGCAAATATAAGTGAATTGGCTAAATATTTTTTGCGCAAAGACAAGGAGGACTCTACAAATTTTCTTTTATCATTACTGGGCGGAACTGTCATTAAGAAATATGCCAAGTTCGGTGATTTCATCGACTCCATGATTGCCGGTAAAGGTGCCGGTATCTATCCTGACGGGCGCGGTCAGTTCGAGCGTCTTGAGGTGCGCGGTTCCGCAGTGTTCAAGGAGGTCATCTATAACCGCCTGAACGCACAAGAGGGCGATACGTCTTACTCCGAGAACGGGGTCATTGAGTCCGTGACTTTGGAGAGCGACGGAACCTATACCCTGAAATTGCGCAAGCGTTGGGAGAATGACTTTACCGCATTCCAGGAGGGGGATGTGGTCTATGGGATTGTGAACAACCTCTTTTCTACGGGGGAGTATTACACTTCATGGGTACGTGTGCTGTCGAAGAACATAGCGGCCAACTCCATCTCGGTACTGGTGTATCCGGACAGCGAGGTGCCGGGAGGCCGGAACTATCCCCCTACTGAGCTGATGATTATCACGCGCAGAGGCAATGCCATCAATGAGGACAGGCAAAGCTACTGGTATTTGTCCGCCACCACGGATAAATGTCT